ACCACAGTCGGAGCATCGACTTTGCTTATTGCAGATGTTCGAGTATCTACCTACTACACACGCACAGTCTAAGGAGAAATAATGGCAACCACAGTAATCACGGGTCGCGATATTTCGTTGTCTTTCACAGGTGGAACAGACATCGAAGCACAAGCAACCAGCGCAGTATTAACAAAAGTCAATGAGCGTCAGGAATACCAGACACTTGATGGCACCGCTTACAAAACCACAAACATTTCAGGAACATTTGCTTTATCAATGTTGGCTGATTGGGGCAAGACAAGTTCTGTTTGTGAGGCTCTATGGGCAGCAGCAGAATCTGCACCAGATACAGACATTTCAATCACACTTACAGCTGCAACTGGAGCGCAATTTGTGTTCCCAGTAAAGCCTGAGTTTCCAACCGCTGGTGGAGCAGGAATCGATGCACAAACAGTTGATTTCACTTTTACAGTTTCAGGTGGAGCAGTAGTAGAAACATTTAGTTAAGATCTAACAACGGGAGCAAACAAATGAAACTTGGATTTACAATTAAATATAACTCAGGCGAGGAAGCAACAGTAATTTGCCAACCGCCTGAGTTCGCAAGATGGGAAAAGGAAACAGGAAAAGTTTTAACCAAGTGGGGTTCAGAAGGTTATGTGGGAATGTGGGATATGTTGTTTTTATCTCACAGCGCATTAGTTCGAACATCAACCACACCTGTTAGACCTTTCGAGGCTTGGATGAATATCGTCGATGAATGCAAAATTGCAGAAGTCGGTGATGCAAACCCAAAAGTCACCCAGCAGGAAGCCTAAGCAGGTTATTGGTTGAGTTGGCAATTGCCACACGAATTCCAATGAGTGAATGGGTTGATGCAAGCGATATATTAACGGCGATAGAAGTATTGGAGGAGAGGCATGGCAAATGAAACAATTGCTTACAACAAAGCCGATCTCCGAGAAATTTATAAAGCATTCAAACTCATGGATGACCAAGCAACGGATGAGGCTAGAACTCAGTCTGCTGCTTTGGCGTATTTTGCATCTGAGGAAATTAAACAAGCAGCTGGACAAAGAACAAAGGCTGGCAAAGTTGCGCAGAGAGTTGCCGACGGAGTTAGTATCTCCAAGTCAAGTAAAATTGGTGAGTTCCGTTATGGTTTCGCACGCCAAAAGTTTTCAGGTGGTGCTACTACACAAACCCTATGGGGTGGTGTTGAGTTTGGTTCAAATAAATTCAAACAGTTCCCTTCATATTCAGGGCGGTCAGGCAGAGGTAGTCGAGGATGGTTTATCTATCCAACCCTTCGCAGAATTCAGCCTGAATTGATAAGCAAATGGGAAGCAAGTTTTGATCGCATTATTAAGGAATGGGTCTAATGGCTACTGGTAATCGCACGCTTAAACTCTCAATCCTTGCCGATGTCGATGATCTTAAAAAGAAGTTAGGCGAAGCTGATAATGCCGTAGAAGGAAACGCAAATAAAATTTCAGAGTTTGGAAAGAAGGCTGCTGCTGCTTTTGCCGTTGCTGCCGTTGCTGCTACTGCCTATGGAACCAAATTAGCCATTGATGGGGTCAAGGCTGCAATACAGGATGAGCAAGCACAACTTAGGTTAGCAAGTGCTTTAAGAACCGCCACAGGGGCAACTGATGCTCAAATAAAGGCAACTGAGGACATGATCCTTAAAACATCTTTAGCCACAGGCGTTGCAGATGAACAACTTAGACCAGCATTCCAAAGACTTGCCGTATCAACCAAAGATACAGTTGAAGCCCAGAAATTATTAAACCTTGCATTAGATATTTCTAAAGGTAAAGGAATTGAATTAGAAACAGTTGCAAATGCTTTGGGTCGTGCTCAAGATGGCAATACCACAGCTCTTGGCAGACTAGGACTTGGATTATCAAAAGCTGAATTATCAACTCTTTCATTTACCGAAGTTCAAGACAAATTATCTCAACTTTATGGTGGCGCAGCAGCTGCTAATGCTGAAACTTTTCAAGGAAAGATTGATCGCTTAAAGGTTGGCTTTGATGAGGCAAAAGAAAGTTTAGGAACTGCATTACTTCCACAGGTTGAAAGATTTATATCATTCTTAAACAATACTGGTATTCCAACCTTAAACGCTTTTATTGCAGGATTAACTGGTGCTGGTGGCATGAGTGATGCTCTCACTTCTACAGAAAAAAATGCTCAATCATTTGGAAATGCTCTAGCATGGGTAGCAGATAAAGTTGGATCATTTATTGTATTTTTAAGAGAAGCAATTGGTTTTGTTACTATGCTTGCAAATGGATTAGTTTCACTTGCCAACATAGTTCCGGGCGTTAATATCCCAGCCATTCCAAACATCGCTCCATCAATGGCAGTTGCACAATTACCAACAACTACTGCTTTAGATAGCAACCCATCCGCAAGATCAACTACAGTAAATAACATTACAGTTCAGGCTTTGGATAGTGAAAGCGCAGCAAGAGCAGTAAATAAGGTTTTAACACAATCATCAGCACGATCAATATCAGCTTTAAATAGACGAGCCCTTGGCCTAGATTAATGACTGTCTTTACTCCTGATTGGAAATTAACAGTATCGGGAACTGAATATACTGATATTGCAATAAGTGATATTACCCATGCTTCTGGTCGAACAGATATTTATTCCCAGCCTAATCCTTCTTATTTGCAAATTACTTTAGTGGCTTTATCTGGACAAACTTTACCTTTTGATATTAATGACAGTTTAGCCTTGCAAGTAAAAAACAGCTCAGGAACTTATGTTAATTTGTTTGGAGGAAATATCACAGATGTTTCAGTTGAGGTGGGGGCTACTGGATCAATTGCAACAGTAGTTAATTACACTTTAATTGCAATGGGAAATCTTGCTTATTTGGCTAAAGTAATCACAAATGGTGTTCTATCTCAAGATGAGGATGGAAACCAAATTTACAGTTTATTGTCTAGCATATTATTTGGAACTTGGAATGATGTTCCAGCAGCTTCTACTTGGTCGGGATATTCTGCAACCGAAACTTGGGCTAATGCTGTTAATCTTGGAATTGGCGAAATAGATCAACCCGGACTTTACACTATGGAAAATCGAGATAGCAGTCCAGATACTTTTTATAACATTATTGCTCAAATAGCAAGTTCAGCTTTTGGATATTTATATGAGGACAGTCAAGGCAATATCAGTTATGCTGATGCAGATCATCGTCAAACATATCTTGCAGCTAATGGATACACAGACCTGTCAGCAAATCATGCTTTAAGTCAAGGTATAAGAACCGCTATCCGATCTGGTGATATTAGAAATGATATTTATATTAATTATGGGAATAACTTTGGATCACAAAAAATTGCCACAAGCCTGACATCAATTGAGACTTATGGCTACAAAGGTGAAACAATTCAATCTTTAATACATAGCGCAATTGACGCTCAAGCCATAGCTGATAGATATATCAATCTCAGAGCCTTTCCTCAACCCATGTTTGATAGCATCACTTTCCCAATAACTAACCCTGAAATTGATGACGCTGACAGGGATGCACTTCTTGGAATTTTTATGGGTCAGCCATTAAACATTCAAAACCTGCCAGTTCAAATCTCAAATGGAGAGTTTGAGGGTTATGTTGAGGGCTGGTCTTGGAGCACTAGATTTAATGAATTATTCTTGACCATAAATCTTTCACCAGCTAGTTTTAGTCAGGTCGCGATGAGATGGAATATCGTGCCCGTTGGTGAGGCTTGGAACACTTTATCCGCAACATTAACATGGGAATACGCTACAATCGTATCCTAAGAATAGGACAATATGGCAACCACTACGAACTATGGCTGGACAACTCCAGACGACACGGCGTTAGTCAAGGACGGCGCAGCTGCTATTCGCACGCTTGGAACCTCTGTTGATACAACAACAAAAAATCTTAATCCATCAACAACTCTTGGTGATATTGAATATCGTTCATCGACTTCAAATACAAACACAAGATTAGGAATTGGTTCATCAGGTCAAGGATTAACAGTTGTTGCAGGTGTTCCTTCATGGACTGCATCAGCAACTTCAGTTTTAACAACTACTGGCGACACTCTTTATGCTTCAGCTGCAAACACTTTGGCACGACGAGCAATTGGAACAACAGGTCAAGTATTAACTGTTTCTGGCGGTTTGCCTACTTGGGCAACTCCTAGTGCTCCTGCTTCTGGAATGACTTTAGTTAGCGATACAACTTACAGCGGTGTTTCAAGTCAATCAATCAATAGCGTATTTAGCGCAACATATAGAAACTATAAAGTTTTTATTAGTATTATTGGAAGTGTTGCTGCTCAAACTCAATTGCGCCTAAGAGCAAGTGGAGCAGATAATACAAGTAGCAATTATATGCAGGAAGCAGATTTCGCAAGCAGATCAACTGGAACATTGTGGCAGTTAATGAGAACTGATTCAGGTCTTGGTGGCACTGCAATTATTGATTTCGTTGGCCCTTATGAAAATGAAAAAACCATTTTTAACAATCAGACTATTGGTAGTGATGGCACAGTTGATGGTCAATATATAATGGGTCAAATGACTGTTACAACTGCTTATGACGGATTTACTATATTCCCACAATCAGGAACTATTTCAGGAAGGGTAACAGTTTATGGCTACGGCATCTAACGAAAAGATTTTAGTTGGTATCGATGGTGAAGTTATTGAATTAAAAGGTGCTGATAAACAAGAGTTTTTAGCACAAAAAGCCAAAGATGATGCAGAGTTTGTAATTCAGCAAGCCAAAGCAAAAGCAAAGTCAGAGGAAAAATCTGCATTACTTGCACGCTTGGGTTTAACTGAGGCAGAAGTCAAACTACTTCTAAGCTGATGAAGGCTTGGTTATCTAAAGCTGCTGTTCAGTTAAGAGAACAAACTGATGACTGCTTCCCTGATCGCAAGCGTGCCAGCGATGGATGGATTGGTGATGCTCGTCATTCAGCCAGAGTCAGTCAGCATAATCCCAATGAACAGGGTGAAGTATGTGCCATTGACATTGACGCTCGCCTTTCTGACCAAGAAGCAGTTAGTTTCGATTTGGCAGATCAAATTCGACTTGCAGCAAAAACAGATAAGCGCATTCTGTATGTAATCCATGCCGCCAAAATTGCAAGTGCTAAGTCATTATGGCGTTGGAAAAAATACACTGGAATCAATCCACACCACAAACATATCCATATTTCATTTAAAGAAAATCAATCAGGCGAGTTTTTTAATATCCCACTACTAGGAGGCAAGTAATGAAACTATCAGCAAAACACAAGTCAGCAATCAAATCATATCTAAGAGCTGTTGCAGCTTCTGGAATTACTGTGGCTCTTGCAATCGTTGGAGATATTAAACCTGAATATGCAATTCTGCTTGGCGCTCTTATTGCTCCATTTATTAAAGCCATTGATCCAACTTCCTCAAAAGAAGCTGATTATGGTATTGATGCTAAATGACACCCAACGATTGGGTCGCTATCGTCGTTGGCGGATGCGCCATATTAACAAGTTTATTAGTGGCTCTGCGTTGGGTTATTAAAGGTTGGCTTAACGAACTGCGACCTAATGGTGGCTCTAGCATGAAGGATCAAATAACAAGATTAGAACAGCGTGTCGATGATCTGTTTGTCTTAATCAGTAAGTCATAATTTTAATTATGGCGAACACACGAAAACCTTCTAAACGCAAAAAGATCAATCGTCGCGTAGTTCGCCATTCTCCTGAGCCGTTAAGCAAGATAGATCAGCATTACACGGCTTTGCACGAATGTTATAAAGCAGCTCGTAAAGCAGGATTTACACCAGAACACGCCTTTTGGTTAATGACCGAGCATAAGACTTTTCCTGATTGGATCGTAGGCGATGGAGGAATTATTCCTTCCATAGATCCAACTGACGATGAGGATAACGATTAAGCGATATCTGGTAATTTCAGATTTACAAATCCCATACCACCATGAAGCAGCCGTTAAAAATGTCATTAAACTTGCACGACGCGAAAAGTTTGATAGCGTTCTATGTGTTGGCGATGAAATTGACTTTCAAACCATTAGCCGATGGGCTGAGAAAACACCTTTGGCTTATCAACAGACCCTTGATGCTGATCGTAAAGCAACTCAAGAGATTCTTTGGGCATTAACTGAAAATGCTAAGCAAGCCCATATCGTAAGATCAAATCATACGGATCGTCTTTACAACACACTCTTAAAAGTCCCGGGATTGATTTCCCTCCCAGAATTACAATATGCAAAATTCATGGATTTCGATTCACTTGGAATAACTTTCCACAAATCATTTTTTGAATTTGAAAAAGGGTGGTTGCTCGGGCATGGGGATGAGGGAAACACCAATCCCAACGCAGGCTTGACTGCCCTAAATCTCGCCAAAAAGGTCGGTAAGAGCGTTTTAATTGGGCATACGCACAAATTGGGTCTAAGTTCATTTTCTGAGGGCTTAGGAGGGCAATACAGGACGATTTATGGCATAGAAAGCGGAAACTTAATGAATAAAGCCAAAGCGTCTTACACAAAAGGCATCGCTAACTGGCAAATGGGCATCGTAATTATGGATTGGGATGGCAAAAACATGACGCCAACCCTGATTCCAATCAACAAAGATGGAAGTTTTACAGCTCTTGGAAAGTCTTATGGAGTGTGAAACAGACTATATCCCTCGCACGATTGATGATCATATCGATACAGTTGAGGGTTTTGGCTTTATCTAATCGTTATAAGCCACGCCGATAAATTATTCGCTTAAAGACTTGATTTAGGTCAAACTTTATGTATCTGCACAGGGTGTGTCGATATGTAAGGGAGCGACATGAAGTCAAATGAAAGAAAATGCGAATGGTGCAACGGCACAACTCGTGGTGATGTTTGTCCAAGATCTTTGGATTGTCCAGACTGCTCATCAAAAGCAGGAGTAAGCTGCAAAAGACCATCTGGTCATCGTGCATCTGAAATACACAAAGCAAGAATTACAGCTGCTTTTGCAATTGATGATGCCAATGGTTTTGATTGGAAATTGGCTTACGCTGACAAAATTGAGGTAAGCGCATGACACTAAAAGAAGCAGGATTATTATGGGTTGCAACTATGGTTGCGATTATTTGGGCTTATGGTTTAATTCAAAATGCTAAGGCTGTCAGTTATTGGCGAGGTCGGCACGATGGATGGACTATGCATCGCAGAATGATAGAAAACAAAATCGATGCCAACGACAACTGAAAAGTTATTTGATGAGGTTATCAGCACAATCCACAATCGCGGTGCGGTCTATGGACATCCAGCAATTTTGCACAAAAGAATTGCAGATCTCTGGTCTGCGTATCT